TCAGTAACAACGTGTCTGATTAAATCATCAAAATTTCCAATTTCTGGTTCAATTGGAGAATTTGCTTGAACACTAAAAATTTTTGTCCAAACACCTTTTTCAGCATACCATCCTTGCATGTCAGAAGGTGAGTCATTATCTTTGTGTTCCATTTCAACAATTAATCTACCATCTTTATGTTCTTTAATTTTTGTTAATCTTTGGGTTGCCCATTTTGGTAAATTAAGATATGCTCCAAGTGCTCTCGCTGCTTCTGTTGCAGTCTCTGTATCAGTAAATGCAAAATGACCAGATTTTTGCTCAACACCGCCATGTGAACGAGCAGCAGTCGATAAATCAGGTTCTTTATTAAGAAAACAACGTGTCCAACCTGCTCCATCTTGATCCCAAGAATCTGCTTCATGGATACCTGTTGAATAACGTCGGACGGCCCAGGCCCCGCGCCTTAAAGGGAAAGCATAACAATTATGATCATTTGGCGCTTCAGTCCCTATAGCTAGAGTCTTAAAAACACCTTTCAAATTTAAATCGCGGTGGGCATTTGCTAAATGATATGTATGTGTAACTAGCATCCAATGATCATTATCCCACCACCATAAAAGATTTTTTTCTTTAAGATAATTAATCAATTTCGTATGTTCTGTATCGAGTGGCGTTCTCTGCCGCTGGCCTGTTAATTCCTCAAATTGATCAATCCCTGTTGTATTTTCAATAAATTGAGGAAGATTTTTTCTTCTTTGGCCGGTAACAACTTTGATATGATCCTTCCAATTTGGTGGTACTTCTAATAATTGACAGCCTTTCTTAATAAGTGTCAAGCCGTCTGTCCCTACCATCTTTCGATGCCAAAACCACATATTACCGCCGCAAACATCGACTTTGCTTACAAAATCAAAACCGGTTAATCCAGAAATCATACCGAGAATTGCTCTAGCTAAAGCAGCATGTTCATTATGGTTATTAGTAGGAACATCACAAAAAACGTAGAGATGAAGTCCTTTACCCGATGTACTTCTACGAACAGTAATCCAAGGAATACTAGATGCAGTTTTTTGAATTACTTTTAGTTCATCAATTGAAAGTTTTGATGGATGCTTATCAGAATGACCAACAATAGCATCAAAATCAAAACCAACCCACTGAGATTGCTTCTTTTTCCAATTCCAACCAGTTAAGCCGATACCTTCAGCATGTTCCGCTAAATCAAATTTGATTTCAGTATCAGTATAAGTGGGTTCATCTTTTGCATTATGCGGAATCCGAAAACTTTTCCAGCTAGTTAATCCATCTGTCCATGCTCTCCATTTTCTACCTTTATATTCTCCTTCAACAGGGATACCGCCATCTTGGGCGACATTTACTTGTACTTCTAACTCAGGGGAATATAGATTGGCCAAATCTGATATTGTTCTCAATTTGAGAAAATTCGCAATTGCTTGTGTTTTTGTTGGATTAGTCATTCTTATAAAATCAAATCAAGAGAATTGTAAACAATATGCCTTACTATATTACGCCGAAACGGCCAGAAAAATTAACTCTTTATTAATCAATTGTTTACGCTTCCTTATTACTTACTCTTTTTAATTTGTCTTAGTATAAGAGGACTAGGAAAGAAAGAAATATAGGGGAAATAGAGAGCCCTCTAAAGCAGTAATTTAATCAAATCTTTACTGGAATTGACCTTCGATCGCGTACTTAGAAAAAAACCAGTAAGATTAAATTTTAGGGATTTTCGGCGTAATATAGTAAGCCCAAAAGTTCAATTTTTAAGAATTGGATTGATTTGATTTTGTGAAAAGACTTATAAACTCAAAACCGCGATTGAGAGTATAAGTAAATTTAAATTTTCGCGGGAACTTGAAAGGAATACTGATGAGTAACAAGCAGTCAGATTTGCGGAATATTTTAGTCTCTCAGATTAGGGAGAATCCGGTTGCGCTGCGGCAAGTAAATAAAGATAGCGAAGAATATATCGGTCTACGTGATTCTATTCGTAGTTCTGGTATTATCAATGCTATTAGTGTGCGCGAGCGGCCGGGCGAAAATAACACTACATATTTTGAGTTAGTTGACGGCTTGCACCGATTTTCCGCGGCGCTTGACGTTGGCTTAGAGACTGTTCCCGTTAATGTTGTTGATTTCAATGAATCTCAAGTGCTTGAAGCGCAGCTTATGGCTAACGTCCATAAGGTTGAGACGAAGTATGTTGAATATGCTAAACAGTTACGCCGTATCTTATCACATAATCCGACTATGACTGTCAGTGAATTGGCAGCTAAATTGTCAAAATCTCCGGCATGGTTGAGTCTTCGTCTTGGTTTGACGAAACTTGATGAATCTATTGGCAAGATGGTTGATGAAGATAAAATCAATCTAAGTAATGCGTATGTTTTGTCTAAGTTACCAGTTCAAGAACAAGTTAATTTTCTTGATGCAGCAATCACTATGCAGCCTCGAGAATTTGCTCCAACAGTTGAGGCTCGTGTTAAGCAATTGCGTGAAGCAACGAAGCAAGGGAAAGACGCGCCGAAACCGGTCTTTGTCCCGGTTCCATTTTTGCAGAAACTTGCAATTTTGAAGGGTGAGTATGAGAGGCCAACTGTTGGTCCTCAGTTAGTTTCGGAATATAATATCACTTCTCCAGAAAGGGCGTTTGCTTTGGGTGTAGCTTGGACACTTCATCTTGATCCACATTCGGTTAAGGAACAAACTGCTAAGGAAGAAGCTCGTCAAAAGAAGATTGATGATGATCGAAAGGCTCGTGCGGCTGAACGGGCTGAAAAAAAGGCGCAGGAAGCAGCTAAAGCTGCAAATCAAGCGCGCGAGGCAATGGGCGTTGCGTGAAATAAATCAAATATTTTAAATAACTAAAAGAAAGAATAATGGAAACTCAAGTTCCCACAGTAATTGATGTTTTATCAAACCTTCCTGTTCAAGCAAATCCTGAAGATTTTGCAGCAGTATCAAAAGGTTCAGCATTTTTACCACGTTTGCAGTTATTCGGTGGTAATTCATGTGCCTGTAAGGAAGGTAAAATCCCAATAGGACGTTATGGTATTGTTCGCTCTAAAGATCAAGTTGATGATGTTGGAAGCGAAGTCGATATCCTTCCTGTTGCTTTCCGACCAAAAGCAATGCGTATCACTGAAGATGGTATCCTTGTTGTTTATAAATTGGCTAATCCTGAATTCGCTAAGATTCAGGCATTAAGTGACACTAAAGATAGCGGCTGTATGGCTGGTCCTGAATATCTTATTTGGGTGCCAAGTCGATTGAGTTTTGTAACATTTTTCATGGCCAGTAAAACTGCTCGCCGTGAAGCTCCAAATATGCAGGCTCTTTTAAAGAAACCCACCACATTGAAAGCGCAATTAATCAAAACGGCAAAATACATGTGGCATGGGCCAGTTATTACTATGTGTTCTACTCCATTTGAAATGCCAAATATCATTTCACTTCAAGAAGAAGTGACGAAATTTATCTCACCGCCAGAAACGGAAGTAGAAACAGTAGAAGAAGGTGCTGATGCTCGTGATCGTTAAGTAAGTTCTATTGAGTAGCCGGGCAGTATAGATATTTATGATGGCTGCCCGGCTACTTAATTTTTGGGGTCAATATGTTTCAACCTGATATTATACCAATTATTTGGCCGAGTATAGATTGGAATAACTATCTTCAAGGCGTATTGACTGCAACTGGTATCCGTCCAACTAAAGATTTAGATTCGCATATCGGTATTTTAAGTGATTCTGCTCGTTTTCTCGCCTCTCTCTCTAAGTTTCAACATCCTGAATTAACTAAAGATGTTTTAGCGGCGATACGGGATTCACGTTCGATACTTAATCATCTTTCGTATACTTTCCTTGTCTCTGCTGAAAAAGAAGTATTTTGTCAAATAGGACAAAGAACTAAATTAACAGTAACAAGTCAAGATGATATAGCTATTATTTCAGGGACCCTTGCTGAATGGAAATCTGCGAGTCTTGAGTTTTTATTATACACTGAGTGTGATTTTAATATCAGGCTACTATTTGATAAAATAATTTTACTTTTTGAACATGCTGGATTGGGTGATCTTTGGTTTGGCTATAATAAAGAAAGCTTAAAAGATAAAACCTTTATTCTTAAAATCAAATGATTGAAATTATTAAATTAAGAGTAGGTCAATTTAAATATCCTGTTCAAACTTGGAAGGAAGGAAATGAAATCTTTTTCCAGTTTGGATATAATAAGCCGCTTTTAAATGAAATTAAAGCTATGGAGGGTGCAAAGTGGCATAGCTATAATGATACAAATCCTCGGAAAGTTTGGTCAATACCTGACAGCCAACGTAATCGCTTCCAATTAGATTATCTTAAAGGCGGTAACCCATATCGAGTTTATGATCTCCCCCTATTGCCGTACACCCCGACTCGGCCATTGATGCAGCATCAAATTGCGATGGTTCAGCATGGCCTTACAAGACATTATTGTATTTTTGCAGCAGAAATGCGTTGTGGAAAAACTTTATCTGCGATTGAGGTAATAGAAAACTCAGGAACACAAGATGTTTGGTATGTTGCTCCAAAATCTGCATTGAGAGCAGTTGATCGCGAATTCAAGAAGTGGGGTTCAAGAGTTTTTCCTCAATTCATGACGTATGAAGCTCTTGTTAAAGAGATGAATAATTGGCCAACAGGAAAGAAAGCGCCAAGAATAGTTATTTTTGATGAAATTACAAGAGCAAAGAATCCTACAGCACAACGCTCACAAGCATGTAAAATACTTGCCGATGGTGTCCGTTCTGATTGGGGCGAAAGTGGTTTTGTAATCGGCATGAGTGGTTCACCAGCGCCTAAGAATCCTGGAGATTGGTGGAATATTTGTGAAATTGTTTGTCCAGGTTTCTTGCGTGAAGGAAATCGTAAAAAGTTTGAACAACGTTTAGGGCTAATAGTCAATAAAGAAAGTCTTTCAGGCGGAGTATATCCACATTTAGTAACTTGGCTGGATGATGAAAATAAGTGTGCAATATGTGGCGAAAAAGCTGAAAGCTTAAAACATTCTCCTGAAAATGTCGTCTTTGACGTTCATGAAGAATACCATAAATTTATTCCGGCCAAGAATGAAGTTGCTGCACTTTACGGTCGCCTGAAAGGTCTAGTCCTAGTTCAACTTAAAAAAGATTGTTTAGACTTACCTGAAAAGATTTTTCAAACAATCGAATGTAAGCCTACTCCAAGTATTCTTAGAGCAGCAAAGCTTATTGTCAAAAAGGCAAGTACTACAATCGCTGCACAAATACTTTTGAGAGAATTATCTGACGGTTTCCAGTATGTAGAAACTGAGCAAGGGACAGAAACTTGTCCTAGATGTAACGGTAAGAAAACAGTTCTTGAGTATGTTGTTCAAAATAGGCAACCAGGACCTGGAGAATTAGCGCCAGATTGTCTTTATGAAAAACAGCAAATCGAGTGTAATATCTGCGGCGGAATTGGTGAAGTAAAGCGTTTCATTAGAGAAACGAAACAGATACCATGTCCTAAAGAAGATGCAGTTATTGATCTTCTTGATGAACATGAAGATATTGGTAGAATTGTTTTTTATGCCGGTTTTACTGGTTCAATAGATAGATTAAAAGTTATTTGTCAAAAACAGGGTTGGCATGTAATCAGAGTAGATGGCAGGGGATGGATTTTTGAAACAGAAACGTGTTTGAATTTAACTGACGATCCATTAACTGCATTTCAGGACCTTAAAGATAAATATCCTAAAATAGCATTCGTCGCTCAAGCCGGTTCCGCAGGTATGGGTCTGGATCTAACAGCTAGTCCAACATTTGTTTATTATTCAAATGACTTTGACGCCGAACACAGGATTCAGAGTCAGGAACGCGGCCACGGCCCAGGTATGGATATGGAACGCGGCGTAACAATTATTGATCTTTTACATTTACCTACTGACGTTATTGTACTTGAAAATCTTAAAAAGAAAAAACGTCTTCAAGACCTTACTCTTGGTCAATTCTCTGATGCTCTAGAGTCTTATACAGAAAGGACAGAACCGTGATTCGATATTCAAAATTACTTGTATTTGTGCTTTTACTATCAATTTTAGCGAGTTTTAGTGCTATTGCAGTACTATCTGTTAAAGATACTTTCACGGATAACCAAGTTAGTTTTATAGAAAACTTAAAAAGTAAAACTGTTTTTATTGAATGGAAACAATATACAGGTAGCGGCGTTATTATTGGCGATAATTATATTATTACCTGTGCACATATTTTTAAAGATCAAAATATTGAATTTAGTCCAATTAAAATTACAACATATTCCCATTTAGTTTGTGAAGCTGCTATCCTTCATAAATCTGAGGAAGATGATCTTACTATTTTACAGACAACTAATCCTTTGATTTTTGACAATTCAATTACTAAAAGTAAATTTAATACTTCTTTACTTGATACAGGACAAAAAGTATTCCATATTGGTAATTGGTATGGGCCAAATTTCCCGAATTCTTATTCAGAAGGATCGGTATCAAATCCAAAAGTAAAACTTATTGATCAAACTAGAGATAACATTTTTGTATCTTTAAATGTATATCCCGGTTCGTCTGGTGGTGGCGTCTTTAATGAAAAAGGTGAATGCATCGGTATTGTTCAAATGATAATGAATAATGGTGGCTCTTTAGTTATTCCAGCGAGACATATTAAAGCATGGGCGGCCTATATTGATTTCAATTGGCCTAATTAAGGATTAAAATGGTAAAACTTACGCCAGATGAACTTAAGCGTTTTTGGGATAGTGTTGAAAAAGGCGAGGATAGTGAATGTTGGCCAACAAAAACAGCAAATTTTACTTTAAAAGGTAAAACTTATCGCAAGCGACGAATATTATATTGGATTGAAAAGGGATTCAACCCGGAAAGATATATCAAACCTACATGTGGAAATTCAGATTGCCTAAATCCCAAACATATTGCAGATGTTTTAGAGATAAAAAAAGAGCGTCCCGATCCAACTAATGAGGAAATTCATCGTCTCAAAGGTAAAATTAGTTTACTCGAAGATGATTTAAAACATGCACAGCGAGCTATCACAATTACTGATAAAAAAGTGTCTCTATTCGAGATGCTTGCAGACCATACAAAAAATCTTATTATACCATTCCAGCCACCAAAAACAATTGAACTAGAGTCAAGCGCAATCAATGATAATAAAATCATTGAAGAACATCTCGTGATGCATCTTAGTGATGAACACGCAGATGAAACAATTGTGCCTCACCAAGTTGGTGGGCTTGAAAATTATAATTTCCTTGTAGCTTGTGCTCGTGCAGAAAATTATGTTGACACTACAATCAAATTTGCTAGACAAACATTAACTAATTATCATTTCCCTGTCCTTTGGATTCTGGCGTATGGAGATCATACTTCTGGGGAAATCCATAAATCTGTTGATCGAAGTTATTATCGAAATCAATTGAGAAATTGTTTAGCAATAGGTCAACTTCATGCATTCATGATACGCGATCTTTCAGCATATTTTAAAGAAATCAATGTTCTATATCTTCCTGGCAATCATGGACGGCGTAATATCTT